GCTCGGGTTCTCGACGCTGGGCAACGCGGCCGCGCCGGAAGGCGGGGCCGTCGTCGCCGACGGCGAGCCGCCGGTGGACGAGCCGGCCAGCGACGAGCGGGCCCCCGGGGCCGGCGTCCCCGAGGCCGGCGGCTTCCGCGAGGGCCAGTACGTCTACTGGGACGGCGGCGAGGGGACTATCGAGCACCTGATGGTCGACGGCGTCCTCGGCGTCGAGGGCTCGCCGTTCGCGATCACCGCCACCGAGGCGGACCCGGCCGCCAGCCTCCGCGTCTACGAGGACGGGGAGCCGACGGAGTTCACGGTCGGCAAACGAGTCGCGGATCTCTCCGCGGAGCCGCTCGACGAGGAGCCCGAAGCATGACGCAGATCGAACGCCGCTACCTCCTGACGACCGACACGCCCGACGCGATCACGGTCGAGCGCCGCGACGGCGAGGCCGAGGCCGTGCTCGTCGGGATCTCGCCCCCGTGGGACTCGCTCTCCGTCGACCTCGGCGGCTTCCGCGAGAAGTTCGCCCCGACCGCGTTCGACGGCCTGGTCGACCGCAAGCCGACCGACCCGCGCGGGAAGATCGACGTTCCGTTCCTGTTCAACCATGACCCGAACCACGTCACGGGCCGGACCTCGAACGGCCGCCTCGAGCTCGCGAAGGACGCCCGCGGCCTGGCCTACCGGCACAAGCCGCTCCAGACGAGCATGGGCCGCGACCTCGTGATGATGGTCGAAGATCGCACGATCACCGGCTCGTCGTTCGCGTTCACGGTCGCCGACGGCGGCGAGAACTGGACCGAGGACGAGCGCGGGAACGTGATCCGCACGGTCCACAAGGCGAGCGGCCTGTACGACATCTCCGCCGTCACGAGCCCGGCCTATCCGGCCTCGTCGATCGCCCCGCGATCCCTCGACGCCTGGCGGCAGGCCCGCGGCCTGGTGGCCCACCGGGCCGAGCCGCGCGGCCTGACGATCTCGCTCGACTACGACCGGACGTTCACCGCTGCCCCCGGCCTGTGGCGCTCGTTCATCGCCGACGCGACCGCCCGAGGGGACCGCGTCTTCTGCATCACGCGGCGCGAGGACACCGAGGAGAACCGGCACGAGCTGCGGCTCGCGTTCGGCGACCTCGAGGTCCAGGGCCTGATCCTCTGCGGGACCGACACGAAGAAGCGGGCCGCCGCCCAGGCCGCCGGCGTCGAGGTCGATGTCTGGATTGACGACTACCCCGAGGGGATCGTCGCAGACGCTCCGCCGGCGGCCCCTGCGGCCGGCGCGGCCCGCTCGGTCAAGGTCTCGTCCCTGGCCGGGGCCAGGGCCGCCGCCGCGGCCGCCGTCGCGAGGATGCGGATCCATGCCGGTTAGCAAGTGCCCACGCTGCGGCGGCCGCTGCCGCGTCGAGTCGAGCAAGCGGGCCGGCCCCGCTCAGGTCCAGTACGTCGAGTGCCAGTCCTGCCGGCAACGCCGCCGCCAGGTCGTCCCCGCCGAGGCCGTCTGGAGACGCAAATGACGACGCCGATCACCGCCGCCCCGCTCGCCGCCTCGGTCGCGTTCCTGTCGATCCAGGACAAAGTCTCCGCCTACATCGCCACCGCCAAGGCCGCGGCCGCCGGCGGCCTGACGTGGGCCGAGTTCGGCGAGCTGCTCGTCGGCCTCCTGCGGCTGACCGTGACCACGCTCGACGGCCTGGACGGCATGACCGGGGCCGAGAAGAAGGCCCTCGTCCTGGAGGCCGTGGCCGCCCTCTTCGACGCCCTGGCCGACAAGGCCGTCCCGCTCGCGGCCTGGCCGGTCTGGATCCTGGTCCGCCCGGCGATCCGCTCGCTGGTCCTGGCGATCGCCGCCGGGGCGATGGAGCAAGTCCTACGACTCGTGAGGTACGGCTGAGATGTTGACCGCGATCCTCCTCGTCGCTGCGGCGGCCCTGGTGTTCGGTGGCGGCGATCTCCCGGCGAAGGCCTCGGAGGCCGTGGCGTGGGTCCGCGAGCGGGTGACAGCCCGCCAGGCCGCCGCCGTCGTCCTGCTCGCGGCGGCGCTCGCCGCCCATATGTCGACCGGGCCCGCGGCCCCGTCGCCGACGCCGGCCCCCGGCGTCCCGCTCGACCTGCGGGGACTGTTCAAGGGACCGACGGCCTCGGCCGACGCGGCGACGATCGGGGCCCTGTGCTCCGAGCTGGCCGACGAGATCGAGGCCGACGGCATGGACGCCGACGGGCCGTTCCTGCGGACTGGCGTCGCGTTTGACGAGCTGCGGCACCGGGCCAGGGAGCTCCGCTGCCGGGGCGTCTCGCTGGGCCAGCGCCAGCCCGCGGCCCGCGACGCGATCAAAGGCTACCTGGACGCGGCCGTCGGCACCGCCGGCGGGCCCGTGACGCCTGAGCAGCGGTCGGCCTGGGTGGCCGCCTTCCGCGACGTGGGGAGGGCGGCGACCGATGCCTCCCGCTAAGGTCCGGCTGCTCGCCGTCGCCCTGCTCCTCGGGCTGGCCGTGGCCGCCTGGCTGAACGCCCGCGCCCCGGGCCCGGCAGGCTTCGACCTCGAGGACCATCTGACCGGCTACCGGCCCGACCCCGAGGGGACGCGGGCCTTCCTGGCCGAGCTCGGGCCGCGCGGCGTCTTCGCGAAGGCCGCCCCCGACGCGATGGCCCAGGCGAAGGAAGTCGATACGTTTCTCTGGCGGCAGATGGACCGGGCCCACCGCGAGCGATACGGATCGCCGTTCGTCGTCGGCCGGCAGGGGATCGGGGACTGCGTCTCGTGGGGGGCGATGCACGCGGTCTACTGCGCCGAGGCCGTGTCGTGGGACCTGGGCGAACTCGCCGACGCACCGCTTATGCCGTCAAGCGAGGCGCTCTACGGCGGTGCCCGCGTCGAGAGTCGCGGCAAGAACGGCGACGGATCCAGCCCGGTTGGCGGCTGGAGCGACGGGGCGACCGGCTGGGGGGCCGCGAAGTTCCTCCGCGACTGGGGCGTCGTCTACCGGGAGCCGTTCCCGGATCTCGGCTACGACCTCACGACCTACTCGGCCGACCGGGCGAAGAACTGGGGGGCCTATGGCTGCGGCGGCCAGGGCGACCGCGGCCGCCTCGACGCGGTGGCGAAGCGGCACCCATGCCGGCACGTCGTCGCCGTGAAGACATGGGCCGAGCTCGTGGCCGCGGTGACCTCGGGCTTCCCGGTCACGATCGCGTCGAGTCAGGGCTTCGCCTCGCGAACCGACGCCTCGGGCGTCCTGCCGGCGAGCGGGACATGGATGCACCAGATGGCGGTGATCGGCGTCCGGTTCAAGGCGACCGCCCCGGCCGGCGTCCGCGCCGTCGACGCCGCGGCGGTGATCAACTCCTGGGGCACGAAGTGGATCTCCTACCAGGGCAAGTACCCGGCCGACCTGCCGGACGGCGTCTTCTGGGCCGAGCGGCCGGTCGTCGAGCGGATCCTCGCCCAGGGCGACTCCTACGCCATCGGGGCCGTCGAGTTCAAGTATCGGGAACTCAATCACGGGGACTGGCTGGCCCCTCCTCCAGCCGACACGCTGACCCAACGGACGGCCCCATGATCACGCTCACGAAGCGGCAGCTCGCCGCCCTGGTCCTCGTCGCCATCGTCGGCGGCTGGTGGCTCTCGCTGCCGGCCGGATCGACGCCGTCGCCGTTCGGTCCGCCGGCGAACGACCGGCCCGTCCTGCGGACGATCGCCCGCCTGGCGAAGAACTTCCTCTGGATCGCCCTGCTCGCCGAAGGCCCGCCGGCCGAGCCCGAGGCGGCCCAGTACGTCCGGGCCCACGTCGGCGAGGACGGTTATCAAACCCTCGACCACGGGAGGGGCTGGTGATCACGCTCTGGCGCTGGATCGTCGCGTTCCTCGTCTGGCTCTCGGCCGACCCGGCTGAGATCGACCTCGAGCATCCCCGCGCCGCCGCGGCCGTGGCGGCCGCCCGGGCGAGCATGGCCCACGACACAGCCCCGGCCCCGCCGGCCCCCGGCCCGAAGCCGCCGGCCCCCGGCAAGTGCCAGGACTGCGGCGGCACCGGCTGGATCACTCACGGCGACGGACACAAGACGCGGTGCCCATGCGGCGCGGCCGGTGCCTGCCCTGACGGCAAGTGCCCGGCACCGTCTGGAAAAGTCCTACGGTAGGACGCGGCGAACTTCGCCGGTCGGTGGGTCGCTCATATCGTGCGGGAGGTTTTTCACCACCACCCGAACGCAAGGAAGCGACACATGCCCAGCGCCAAGCTCCAGCGCCTCCAGGACGAGGCCGCCACGCTCACGACCGAGATCACGAACCTCCGCGCCCTGACGCCCGCCGACGAGGCCGAGGCGAAACAGATCGAGGAGCGTCTCGCCGAGCGGGCCGCGCGGTGCGAGGAGGTCGAGAAGCTGGCCGCCGCCGAGCGGATGCTCGACGCGAAGGTCGAGGCCATGAAGGCCGTGACCTCCAGCGAGAGCGACAGCCGCGCCACGGTCGAGAAGACCGAGCGGCGGAAGGGCCCCGCGATCCACGTCATGCCGGGCAAGTCGCTCCGCGGCTTCGGCACGACCGAGGACGCGATCCGGGCCGGCCGGTTCCTGCGGGCGATCGCCCGCGGTGACTTCGCCGAGGCCCGGGCGATGGGCGAGACCTCCCCGACGTATGACGGCGAGGGTGCCGAGCTCGTCTCCCCTGAGCTCTTCCGCGGCTACATCGACGTGCTGGGCTACCAGTCCGTCGGCGTGCAGCTCGCCCAGGTCTACACGACCTCGAGCCACACGCTCGAGATCCCCAAGATCGGCGAGATCGACGCCGAGTGGTTCGACGAGCACGAGACCGTGACCGAGGACGAGGCCACGACCTCGAAGGTCACGATCGCCCTTCACAAGATGGGCCGGATCCTCTCGTTCTCGAACGAGCTGATCCAGGACGCGGCCGCGGTCGTGAACCTGGCCCAGCTCGCCGCGAACCGGTTCGGCCTCGCGATCGCGAAGAAGATCGACACCGTCTGGCTCCAGGGCGATGCCGGGAAGGGCATCGACGGCCTGGTCGGCGAGATCTCTGTCGGTAACACGGTAGCGGCCGGCACCGACTACGACGGGGCGGACCTCGCCTCGCTCGTGGGCAAGATCGACAGCCGGGCCATGAACACGGCCTGGGTCGTGAGCTCGGCCGGCTGGGAGCACGTCATGAAGTCCTCGGTCGTCTCGCAGTCGACGACCGTCGGCGATCGGGTTCTCCCGACCGTGATGGGCGCTCCGGTCTACAAGTGCCTCGGCCTGCCGGCCGGGACGCTGGCCCTGTACGGCGACTTCTCGATGGCGACCGCCGTCGCGGTGAAGTCGAACGGGCTGGTGATCTCGGCGAGCGAGCACGCCGGCTTCGAGTCGGACGCCGTGAAGTTCCGGGGCCTCCAGCGGGTCGGCATCTCGAACCACGACGCCTCGTTCGTGGCGAAGCTCATCGTCGACTGAACTTGACGACGCCCCCACGCAGAACGCCCGGCGGGGGCATGGAAGCCTCCGCCGGGCCGTTGCGTTTTTAGGAGGACCACCGTGGCCGCCCTGCATCCGATCCGCCTGCTGAAGTCGTACCGCGGGTACAAGGCCGGCACCGTGATCCAGGCGACCGCTGGACTCGCGGAGCACCTGGTCGAGACTGGGGCCGGCGTCCGCGAGGCCCAGGGGACGCTCCTCGAGGCGGCCGCCGTCCGGCAGGCCGAGCGAGCCGTGGCCCAGCCCACCGTCGAAGCACGATAAGGAGGCCCCTTGAAGCCCGACACCGTTCGCGTCGTGACCTGGCCCGAGACCGAGCCCGTGACGCTCGCCGAGGCGAAGCTACAGCTCGGCATGACCGAGTCGTTCGAGGAGTTCGACTCCCTGATCTCCGACAAGATCGCGGCCGGCCGCCGCTACATCGAGAAGCGGCTCGGCCAGACGCTCGTCGCCACCGAGTACCGGGCGACCTGGGCCGCGGTTCCGGTGACCGGGATCCTCACGATCCCGAACCCGCCGCTCCTGACGGGCTCGACCTACGCCCTGGCGGTGACGGTCGACGGCGAGGAGGTCGCCGAGGAGGACCTCGAGGTGGACGCCGACGCCATGCCGGCCACGGTCAAGCTCGGGGTCGGTTTCGGCGACTTCCTCGCCGTCGACCACTCCGGGAAGGTCGTCGTCACCTACTGGGCCGGCGTCGAGCCGGGCGATCCGATCGAGCCGAACCTAAAGGCCGCGCTCCTCATGTTCGTCGAGCACACGTTCAAGAACCGGGGGATCCTCGCCGAGGACGGGGCGGCCGAGCTGCCCCAGGCCTTTGAGGCCCTGCTCGCGTCCGCCAGCCATTCGGGGGCCTGGTAATGGGCGTCCTGCCGTCCGGGATCCTCCGAGAGTATTTCGCGATCGAGTCTCCGACCGAGACGCGGAACGCCGTCGGCGAGATGGTCCAGGAGTGGGACGAGGTCGCGCGGGTCTTCGGATCGTACGAGGCCCTGTCGTACGTCGAGCAGGCCCGCCGCGGCCAGGTCGGCGGGAGCACCTCGGCCACGGTCCGGATCCGCTACTACGAGGGCCTCCAGGCGAATTGGCGGCTCCGGTGGATCTCGCGCGGGGACCGCCTGCTCTACATCTCGGGCGTCGTCGAGCAGGGCCACCGCGAGGCGATGGAACTCTCGGTCGAGGAGGTCGCGGCATGATCTCCGTCAACTGGGCGAAACTGCTCGGCGAGTTCGGCGACCTCGCCAAGTCCTACGAATCGCTACCGGCCCATATCGCGAAGAAGCATCTCCTCGCGTCGATGCGGCGGGCGATCAAGGCGAGCGGCGGCGTCCAGAAGCTGCGGGCGAATACGCCGCCGGTGAACACGCGCCGCGGCCGCCGGAAGAAGGGCGAGAAGCGGTCCACCGGAGAGCTGCGGAAGAGCGTCACCACGAAGGCCCGGTGGATCGGCCGCAACAAGGACGGCTGGGCGGTCGCGGGCCTGGGCTACAAGTACGGCAACGCCAGTCGGAAGGCTATCTGGCACGAGTTTGGCACGACCCGAATGAAGGGCGTCGCCATGATGCAGCGGACGTTCGACTCGATCAAAGACCAGGTGGCAAGCCGGCTGTCGGTCGAGTTGAAAAACGCCCTGGAAGCTGCGGCCAACGAAAAGAACAGCGGAAAGAACCAGGGCTACCAGGGGTAAACAATGCCATCCGGATCCGAAGATCTGATCCAGTCCTGGCTCCGGGCGACCCTCGAGGAGGCCGCCGGCTGCAACGCCTGGCCGCTGATCGGGCCCGCCGGGGACCCGCCCTACGTCATGTTCGCCCAGGCCGGCCAGGCCGACGAGGACACGCTCGCGGTCGACGACGAGACCGTGACGACCGGGACGTTCACGATCGAGGTCTACGGGGCGAACTACGCAGACACCCACGAGACGGCCCGAGACATCCGCCGGGCCCTGCGAAACTTCGCCGGTAGCTCGGGCGACCTGACAATCGTTCGCGTCCTGGTCACCGACTCGAAAGACTCCGACCCGGTCTTCGAGGACGGCCAGAACAAGCCGACCGCGTACGTCGTCGAGATCACCGTCGCCGTCTCCTGGATGGAGTAACCGATGCCCGCCCTCGCTGGTCTTCCTACGGTCGCCGGCCTGTCGCTTCCGGCCGGCTGCACGAACGTCAAGGTCAAGACGACGGCCGCCGACCCGTCGAGCACGTCGAACAAAATCGACGTAACGACGCTGGAGGACACCGCCCGCGTCTACGAAGACGCGCCGCTGGTCGACGTTGGGGCCGGGGCTGACGACGACGGCGTGACGCAGACCGTCACCTGCTCGTTCTTCGGCGAAGCCCCGGCGGTGAACGACGACCCCGACGCGACCGGCTGGATCTGCACCGAGGTCGAGACCGAGTATGCCGTCGGCGACATGATCAAGGGCACCGCAACCTACACCTACAAGGCTCCCTAATCTATGCCCACGCCAGCCCAGGGGAACGCTCCCGCCATGCCCGTCTCCGACCTGACGAACGTCAAGGTCAAGCAGACGGGCGTCGACACCACGAGCAGCGGCAACCGGCTCGACGCCTCGACCCTCGACCTGGCGGTCGGGTCGAACCGCGTCTATGTCGACGGCCTGCCGGATTCCGGGGCCGGGGCTGTTGGCGGCGTCACGACGACGATCACCTGCTCGTTCTTGACGGCGAGCGCCCCGACGGCCGGCGGGACCTACACGATCGACGGCATCGAGTGCCGCTGCACCGAGGCGGAGGTCGAGTACGCGGTCGGCGAGCTGGTCAAGGGGACCGCCACGTTCGTCTCCGTCCCGGCTGGATCCTGATCCCCGAGCCCCGCGGGGGATCCCATGCCAGGAAGCGGCTCGCCAGCATACGCCCAAGGGTCGACCGTCGAGTTCAACGGGTCGCCGCTCGGGTCGGTCCTGAACTGGGTCAACCGGCCCGCGTCGGCCGCGACGGCCGACACGACCGGCGTCGAAGGCACCGTCTGGGGCACCGGCGAGGAAGCCCGCCTGGTCCGGACCGTGGCCTGCACCACTGTTGATCCGGGGACGGTCTCGGTCAGGTTATTGGGGTGCCCGCCGTACGCCGTGGATGACATCGGCTCGCGTGGGAGTCTCGTCGTCACGTTCGACGGCGGCTCCGTGACGTGGGACGCGATCCTCCTGTCGTTCGAGATCGAGGGGTCGGTCGGCGACCTTCTCCGCGGGTCGGCCGAGTTCCAATTCACGGGAGAAGCCTGACCATGCCGAAGCCCCTGGACCAGATCCTCGCGATCGCCGACGAGCCGATCGAGGTCACGCCGCCGCGGTCGCAGACGCCGATCAAGTTACGTTGGCCCTCGTTCGAGGAGTGGCACGCGCTCTCCGTCGCCCACCGCAAGCTCGCGGGCGAGGACCCGCCGGCCGAACTGATCGCCCGGACGGTCGCCGTCTGCGTCGCCGACTCAAACGGCGAGCGCCGCTACAAGGACGCCGACATCCCGACGCTCCTCCAGACGAGCCCGCGGACGCTGATGTGGATTTACGTCAAGTGCTGGGAGACCGTGCTCCGCAACGACGAGAAGGCCGTGAAGGACGAGGAGGGAAACTAAGGGGCGAGCCGTGGATGACGTTCGTCTACAGGCTCGCCGCGCATCACCGCATACCGAACGTGCCCGAGTTCCTCCGGACCACGTCCGTCCGGCAGATCCGCCGCTGGGCCGCCTTCTACCGCCTCGAGCCATTCGGCGACGAGTGGCGGCGGACAGGCCGGCAGACCGCGGCGATCTGCAAGGCGATGAACGCGAAGGTCTCGGAGGAGTTCGAGGAGATGTTCCTTCCAACGTATGACCCGAGCCGGCCCACGCAGACGCCCGAAGAGATGGCCCGCGAGCTGGCGAAACTGAAGCACCTGGCGAAGCCAAAGAAAAGCAAGGACGCGAAGTAATGGCGAGCACGATCGGCAAGGTCCGGGCGGTCTTCACCGCGTCGACCTCTGGCCTCACGGCCGGGGTGAACGCCGCGTCGGCGTCCATGAAGCGGCTCCAATCGGATGTCGCCGGCCTGCGGTCCGGCATGGGGGCGCTCGTCGCGATCCAGGGGACGCAGCTCTTTGCGTCGTTCGTCTCCGGGGCGACCTCGGCGGCCCGGTCGCTGATCGGCATGGGGGCCGCGGCGACCGAGGCGATCTCCCAGCAGAACGACCTCGCGAGCCGGCTCGGCACGACCTACGGGGAGCTCGCCGGCCTGTCGTACGCTGGGAGCCTGGTCGGCGTCTCGATGGACCAGATCGGCGCGGCCATGACCCGGGCCCAGGTCACGTTCGCGAAGGCGGCCGACGGCTCGAAGCAGGCGAACGCCGCCTTCGCCCAGCTCGGGCTCTCGGTCGCGGACCTGAACGGTATGTCGACCGAGCAGCAGTTTGAGGCGATCGCCCAGGCGATCTCCGAGCTGCCCAGCGAGGCCGAGCGGGCGGCCGCCGCGGTGGCCGTCTTCGGCAAGGCCGGCGTCGGCCTGTTGCCCATGTTCAACGAAGGGGCCGCCGGGATCCGCGCGGCCCGCGAGGAGGCGGAGCGGTTCGGCCTGGCCCTGACGAACACGCAGGCCGGCAACGTCGACGCGATGGGCGACTCGTTCGACAAAGTCCGCGCCGCGATCCAGGGCGTGATCAACCAGGTGACGGCCTACCTCGCCCCCGCGGTCACGGCGATCTCGACGGCCTTCACCGATATGGTGGGGTCGATCGGCGGGGCGAACATCGGCCAGGCCATCGGCGACGGGATTCTCCAGGGGGCGAGGTACTTCGCCCAGGTGGCCGACGCCTTCGTCGCCCAGATGGGCCCGCTCTGGAACTACGTTTCACAGGTCGGGGCCCAGTGGAGCGCCGTCTGGGGCGTGGCTTCGCGGGTCGGCTCGGCGCTCGCCGGCGTCGGTCGGGTCTTGTCGACGTTCTTCCTGTCGTTCGTTCGCGGCGTAACGGCGATCGGCGAGGTCCTCTTGAAGGCGATCCGCGGGGCGGCTGGGGCTCTCGGGTTCGACACCACCGGCCTGGACGTGGCCCTGGACGGACTGAAGGGATTCAATGACCAGCTCGGCCAGGACATCCGGAGCAACCTGGCGGCCGTCGGGGAAAACTTTTCGGCCGCCTTCGGCCAGAACGCGAGCACGGTCGGAGAGGCCATTGCCGGGCCGTTCACGCAGACCATCGACCAGGCGATCGCCGCGGCCCGTGACGCTGCCGACGATATTGACGTGGCGGCCCGGCAGGAGGTCGAGGTGACGCAGAAGGTCGACGCGGCCGGCGTCGCCCAGGCCGTCCGCGAGGGCGTCAAGGGGATCGAGTCGAACAGCTCCGAAGGGATCAAGGAGATGTTCCGGATCATGCGCGGCGACCAGGCCGACCAGCGCGAGGCCCAGAACGCCCGCAACCTGGCGAGGATCGCGGACAA